GGTGTTTCTTCTGGACACAACTTCTTCCAGAAGAAACACCTTATACAAGATGTGTTTTTTATTTTCAAGGGTTAAATGACTCATATGTATTAAGTGTTATTTTAACTAATTTATTGAGTCTAGATAATTATAGAGTACAACATACATTTCGTTATAATTTAATTAATAAATATAATGTTTTTTATGATACATTTAATAATCATATCACTATTAATACAAATTCATTAAATACAAGTTTAACAAATTTAATTGTGAATAAACAAGCTCTATATTATAATCAACAATTTGCGAAATATGGTATAACATCCAATACTTTTGCGAACCTCGCTACACAAAATACATTACTACTTGCTGTTCTAACAGATATGTATAATTATTTACAATTATATTTTGCTACAGTATTCGGTGTTCCGTATAATACATATAGTTTAGATTATTTTGGAACGCAATCAAATCTACTATATTTACAAAATGGTTTTAATGCGAATATAAGTAGTAATTATGATAGTAATGTTATTCAAAATAGTAATAATCCTATCAGTAATAATATTCTTTCTAATTTTCAGAATCTTCCATCTTATTATTGGCCTTCGCTAGCAAGTAATCCATCATCAAATTTTTCAAATGGTACAAATATTTCTTATTATAATGGAAATCCATATAATTTACAAGCAGATATTCCAGAAGAATATCATAAATTAATAGATTTTTCAACAGAAACTATATATAATTCTAAACTATTAAACCATGTTGATTGTGTAGCAAATATTAATCCAGCAAGTTATACTGTATTTAAATTTAAAAATGCGTATCGTCAAACTCTTAAAGTAGAAACTCTTCCTAGACCTACAAAATACAGATATCCAGAATATAATGCTATTACATATGATGCTTCTCATATAGCACTTTTTGATAATTCATATAATTTTATTTTTAATAATAGTAATAATGTTTTAGTAAATTCTAACATTTCTATAGCTTCTATTCCAGGATTTTCTAATACTCAATCTAATTTTGCTATATCATTATCAAATTCATATGCTCTTTGGTCAAACACATATGCTATTATAACATCAGCACAAACAGAAAATTATTTTAGTTTTATACCACCACTACCGCTTCCTTCATCTAATTCAATTGCGTATAAATACAATTTGAATATAAATATATCAGCATATCCTCTTGGTTCAACATTTCCTTCCGCATTAGATGTTTTTGTTTATAGAGATATAGGTGCTTATTATGCTGATATTTCTGCTAATAGAAATGAATCTAAATTTAATTATTTATCTTCTAATTTAATTCCAACAACTGCTTCAAATATAGATATTACATTCCAAGCATATCAACTACCGAGTATAACACAAACATTTTATGTAATACTAAGATCTCAAAATACTAGCCCACAAGTAGTAAATTATGTAATAGCTCCATATTTTACTTCAAGTAATTTTACAGTTCTTTCTAACTCATTATCTAATTTTAATCCATTAGCGAATCCACAAAATAATCTTAATAACTTCTTATATTCTCGTTCTTATGATACAAATTATTTACATTTACCTTCATATTCTAACCTCTATCAAGGAACCCCAGACAAAAGTTTTTTTGCGGATTTATCATACAATGAAGTTCCAATGGGCTATGATACAAATGGAGTTTCAACTGATTTAACACATTATATTGGATATATTCAAAATCAACCAACTTCGAATGTGATTCCTAGTGCTACATTTAGAGTAGATCCAATTACACAATATGTGTTTAAAGTGGCAAATGGTAGCAACGCATATAATTCTACAACACAAACATATTTTTATACAAATACTTCCAATAAGTTATTCACACCTCAAGCAGCTTCAAATTATACTCCAACAATTCCTCCTAAACGACAATTCTCACAAGTTCATTATTATGCGAATACTTATTTATCAAATAGTCATAACCAACCTCCATTAGAATCCTATTATATTTCTCCATATGTAGCATCTTATAATTCTAACTTATATTCCAATACTCTCAATGGATATACATTAGATGTTTCTGGTAATTTACAATTTGGCAATGGAGTCTATGGACTCTCATTAATACCAGGTCAAGGAACATGGGATATTCAGCGATATATGTTTAAGAGTATTTTTAATCAAAATTCTTGGAGTCAATCAAATTCACAGTATTATAATTCTGATCCAAATTTAAATATAAAATATTTAGGAATTTATTATAATTCTGTATTAGTTCATCAAAATATTTCTAATATAATTCTAACAAATGCTATATCAGTGTTACAATTTTCACAATATACAGTGTATAATACGTCAAATCTAGATTTTGGATTTGGTTCTGAAGGAGGAACATATTATGAATTTACTAGAAATTATACATTTCGAAATGGTTACTATTCTTATTTATATGGATTTTCTGAAAATTCTAATACAATCACGAATGACTTGAATAATGGATATACTATACTCGCATTTGATTCTAATCAAAGAATTATTCCATTTATTGGTCTTACTGGTTCAACCGTTCCTTATCCATATTATTCTGATGCGATAGCATCAAATTCTTATTTAGATGGCACTACTGGTATCTACGGAAATTCTCTTATAGTTCCACAAATAAAGAGTTCTCCAGATTTAAATAGAGGCCCTCCATCAAGTACTAGCCAAACACAAAGTCAATATGAACAATCGATGCCTATTGGAACAACCTATCAAGCATATTCTTCAAATTCTCAAATGGTAAATTCTACAATCTATCCTTTCTCAAATATTGGATTCACATTGGATAGAATTATTACAGATATTTCTGGATTTTTATTAACTCAAACAACAGATTTTCAACTTTACACATATGATAATACTTCGAATAGACAATTTACATTCAAAACTTCATTTACAGTTGATGAGATTTTTGGTTCTTTTAATTCGAATATGAGTTTTGTGAATGTTGTAGCAAATGAAAACGAATATGCTTTCTTAGTATTATCAAATAATCTAGGTTCTACAAATCTTCTTATTAACACATACAATCCTACAACATATTCTATTACAAATCGTATTAATGCTCCTATTTCTGGTATTATATATTCTAATATAATATATCAATCATTTCAGAATTTTACTTATAATAATTATGGTGGGTTTAATTTCTCATTTATTGAAGATTATGGAACATCAAATTTCAATTATGTAATATCAGTCCCAACAGCGCCATCAAATCCAAATACTTTAGATTCATACAATACATTTCTTTATTCTTCAAACATTTCTTATACAAATACTTCAAATACTATTACAAATATAACAAAAACATCTTCAGATCCAGCATCTATATCATATTTTACAGTCTATCAAAATCCTCGTGAAAATATGGGACGATTTTATGTTGGCGTCTATGGTAGTTCTGGAATAAATCAATTATATTATGTAGATCGAACATCAAATATAAGTTACTCAAATTGGTTACCACAATCTAATTATTTATGTTATTCTATATCAAATACTATTAATAAAATTACTGCGTATAGTTTGAATATTAGTGTTGATATGATTGCGATTACTAGAAATCCTATACAAGATATTATATATGGATTTGCTCTTAGTAATCCAACAAAGTTTTATCAACTTACTTCTTATACATCAGCATCTATTCTATACAATTCAAATGCTATTTTCACACAATCATCAAATACATTTTCAACAAATGTTAAGGAGATAGAAGCGGGTTATAATGGAGCATTATGGTTTAATGATAATCTTGGAAATATATATGGAAATAGAAATATTATTAATGATAGTATTAATAATGTTTTAATATATTCTTGGCAACTATTCTACCCTACCCAACGTGTAGTCTTCAATAATATAAGTAAATCAGTGAATCTATTACCAGATTTATCTGGATTAGACTATCCAGAATTGTATCATACAGAATTATTTTTCTACAATAATTCTAATTCTTTTAAGCAAGATTTATTACCAACTAGTAATATATGTCCATGGGGAAATGAAAGTGCTTCAAATTTCTATATATCAGATACTCATTTTTCTGGATATTATTTTAATGCTTATACATCATGTATTCCATTAGAGCCATCATCAAATGAATATTATTTAGCAGTAAGAAATTATTCTCCAACAGAAAAATCACAAGTGTATATGCGTTTTTCATTACCAAACCGTTATGATTTTGGTTATGCGTCGTTTCAAGATATTTCAAATGAAACATTATTACTTTCTACAAGTCCTCAACTTTTCAATCCAAATTATTCTAGTAATTTACAAGCATTTAATAATAATTTTATTTTTAGTTCAAAGATATTTGGTTCTAATATAGTGCCAGGATTTAATGGAGTTGATATATCAAATGTGACAGGATTTGGAAGTTTTATGTCTAATTTCCAAAACTACTATAATGCTTATTTATCAAATATAGGATTAATTAATAATATAACAAATGCTGTAAATTCAAATCTATCAAATTTTATTTCATATGATTTACAATATATTATACCGCCAACGGCAGCGAATCGTCAAAGTCCTACGCAGCCAATATTATTTTCTATTTTATGGCAAAGTCAATTATCACCATCATATATGAATCTATCGGATAATTGGGGATTGGGTTGGAATTTAGGATATAATAAAGTGGATACTCCTTATGATATTGTTCAAATTGCTCAATCATTCTATAAGATTCTTGATGATTATATTACTCTACGATTGAATGACGAATTTGATGTGAATCGTGTGGATACAACAGCGAAAGAAAATATATCAGCCACACTTGAATCAACTGGTGCTACGAAAGCATATTATGGTAAATTATTACTAGCTCCATTTGGTTCTTATGCCCAAACAATGGTAATGAATCCTATTACATTTAATCCTCCATTAGGAAAATTAGATAAATTATCATTTACATGGTATAATACAACAACGAATACTATTATTGATAATTCAGATTGTGAATGGAACGCAGTAATTCAAATTGTAGAAAATATCGATGTAGTAACAATAGGAAATCCTCCAATTTTAAATCCTAGATAAGATTTAGATGGGAGATTCATTGTTTCCAACAGAAGGTAAATTTCCATTAGAAAATCAAGGACCAGCAGATTTTTTTCCTCCAGTATGTAATCAATTTCATTTTGATCCTACACAAGTGATAAGACATACTTTACCTGAACAAAAATATGAGATTCCTCTTCCTCTAGATCCTCGCCCTTGGACAAAAGTATGTTTAGATTATGTCAATTCATCAACAAATGAACCCGCACCAATGATTGATCCTACGATTGCTTTTCCGGCTGGAGGATTTTTTCAAGATCCTAATCGTTATTCAGCATCAATAGATGATGAATCTTCATTAAGACGTCTTGATCAACGATTAAGAAAATGTGATAATTTTCAATTTGAACCAAATACGAATGGTGATATGTTTAATTCAAGATTATTAGTTCCTACTAGTTCAAATACAACATATAGTAATATTCCAGATATTGCTATGCCAAAGGTTTTAATGTCAGTAGGTCCTTATAAATGTCGTGCGGAAGCAGATGCTGTGAATGTAGCAGTAAATGAAAGACCATTTTTTAATGCTACAAAACAGAATCGTTATTATGTTACATCAAAGCAAACTGGAGTTCCAACAAATTTAGTAGTACGAGATCCTTTACCGAGTGATTTTGCAAATACGAGTAATCCTAGAGCATTATATACATAAATTAAGTTTTAGATCATATACATAAATTAACTTTTAGATCATATACATAAATTAAGTTTTAGATCATATACATAAATTAACTTTTAGATCATATACATAAATTAAGTTTTAGACAAAGCAATTTTAAGAATATGATTAGAAATTTCTTTTATATTTGATGGAAGTTTTAAAGTAAATAATTTTCCATCCAATGGAATAAAGATTCCAACACTTTCTATAGATTCATCAATAAATGATGAACCTATAGCAAGTCTTAATAAATCACTAGATTCAAAATGTATTTTACCAATATTATATATAGAAGAATCTGTTTTTATATCAAACATTTCTTGAATATTATCTTGATTTTCTACATATACAGAAGTTCCTATAATATTCTTTCCAGAAAACCACATACTAGTATATTCTTCTACGCATTCTAAAAATTTTATTAATTCTTCATCATCTAAGAAGTTTTTAGATTGTGTAGCACGATACATAGCAACATTTCTTCCTTCTGCTACCATTCCTAATGCTCCAATTCTCCAAATATCAAATAGACAATTTTTCCATGAAATACTAGAATCTATAATTCTACGCCAGTTATCTAAAATATCTCCTCTCCACTGAATAGGTACAACAAATCGAGATGGCCCAATGGTAAATTCTTTAATATTATATTTATGAAAACGTAGAGGTCTTAATTGTCCTCGTATTTTTCCCATGATACTACAAGCATTTACAATATCTTTTGGAGTCCAAGAAATATTATTTTTCTTAGACCAAATTTCTAACATTCTATAATCTATATTTGGTATATCTGAACCTAATGATTGTTCTCCAAAATAACTATATACTAAGAATTGTATTTCATCTTTCCATTTAGTAAAAAAATCAAAATCTTCACTAAAAATACGTAGAGTAAAAATTAATTTTTCTGATGTAGGGTCTCTATATTTTATACCATACAATGAAGATAAATGTCTTTTTATCCATACATTTAGAAATCTTTGAAAATCTCCTACATTTTCATTAGTAATCCATGATGGTTTTTTCCAGAACATATCTGCTGGATAAAGACTTGAAACTATTAATTGATCAGTTGAAAACCAATCTAAATATCCTTGAGTTCTTAGATTTGTAATATCTTCTGTATTCAAACATCCTAATATATCTATAAGACGTTTTCTTGTTCTACCTAATTCAAATTCACTCAACATATATTTTGCCAATCCATGATATGTTAATAGTGTATTTGGAATTTCTCTAATAAATCTACTAAGATTTCTTTCATCATTTGTATAACTAAAATATATTTGTTGTTTTGCTCTAGTAACAGCAACATAAAATAATCGTCGTTCATTAATAATATCATCTTTCTTTTTAGAAGAAGGAAATACATCATCATTCATATGAATCAAATATACAATATCCCATTCTAATCCTTTAGAACTATGAACGGTTACTAAATCTATAGTATTTTTATTTATATTTTCTTTACTTACTTCATTTCTCATATCATGAATACCAATATCAAATAATGTATATGAAATATTTTTCATAATAAATTCATCTTCAAATCTATATAAATCGCTATTCATTCTACTCATAATAGCAATAGTAGAATTATTATTATTTTTTATATTTTGTTGAATATCTTTAATAATCCAAGATGTTTCATCACATATTCTATAGAAGAAATGGATATTGGGTAATATTTTAGTTCCTTTATGATATGAAGTCATAGTATGTTTCCAAGGTAGAGTAGGAATATATTTCATAACAGAATTTGCGACTTGGACGATATTTTCGGAGGATCTATAATTGATATGAAGTTGATCATCAATCAAATTTTTAAGATTTTTTTCAATATTTAAAATAAAATTTACATCACTTCCTCTCCATGTATAAATATTTTGACAATCATCTCCAACTATAATTAATCGTGCTCCAATATGATGTAAGCGTTGAATCATTTTCCATTGAGAACTATTAATATCTTGAAATTCATCAACGAATATATATCGTATTTTTCCAACCCATTTACGGCCTTCATATGTTTGTAGCCATTTTTCACCCATACATATTAGTTCATCAATAAAATATAAAGTTTGTATGGAAGAAGGATCATATTTTTGTAGAAGACTTTTTGCCAATCCATGAAAGGTTCCCGCCCACACTTGATTCTCTCCAATTAAATCATATAATTTATGTTTCATCTGGTTAGCAGAATTTCTTGAAAAAGTTAAAAGAACAATTTGATTTGATTTTATAGCATGATATTCAATTAAATACGCAATTCTAGCAGTGATTGTTGTTGTTTTTCCAGAGCCTGCTGATGCTATTATACGTTGATTTACATCAAGAGGTCTTGTTATAGCAATATATTGTTCTTGATTAAGATGTATATTTTTTTTTGAAAATGAAAACATTTATGTATTGCGTAGATTATCTATATAAACTAGTGTTATATTATTTAGATGGATGATTTACAATCTATTCTTGATACAATTGTTAGATTTGATGAAAATAATAAATGGAATTTAATAATATATCAAGTATGTTTTTATTGTTTTCGTTCTTTTATAGAAGATAGAATTGTATCATCAACCCAAGTAATTCCATGGACTTCATTAGATCAATTATGCGAACAATTTTGTGATGAAGAATGGAAATCATGTATAGATGAAATATTTAATCCAGATTCTTTAAAAGATTTTGAAGATACTGAATTATTAGAAACATTTTTTATAAATTTTACAGAATCATTTGATGAATTAATTAAAACAGAAGATACTACAAATCAAGATAATTTTACAGAATTTCTTGATATAATATTATTTAAATTCTTTCAAAAAAATGAAGAATATTGTATATTTCCTACAACGATAGATGAACCATTAAATCTTGAAAAATATACTATTCTACGAAATAAAAGATTTTTTTCTGAGTCTAAACCAATAAGTAGTAAAACATTTCATAAAAGGCTTAATGGAACTCCTATAAGAAAAAAAATAATATTCTCAAAAACTAGAAAAAATAGAGTTAATAATTAGATATGTTTTCATATTCATCTGTTCAATCGCATAGGGTTATTACTCCCGAAGGAGAAAAAATAAAAGAAACTCATGTGAATGTAAATAATGGCAAAGGGACAAAAACAGTTATTTTAAAAGATAATAAAAAAATTCATAAAGATACTATAGCATTAAAGAAAAGTGAAATAAAAAATATTCAAAAACATAAATTCATGCCAAATTTTTTTAAAAAATCTCTAAAAAATATAAAAACTATGCGTAAGAAATTAAAACAAAGGAGTGTCACTAAGAAAAAGGGATGATAGAAATATTAATAATATTATCATTTATATTTTTAATATATGCTTTTTTTTATAAACAAGTTGTAAATCAATATAGTATTAATCAAATACAATTTGAATCGATGGGAAAATTAAATGAATTATTAAATGATAAACTTCCAATTATAGTAAAAGATGTTCCAATATGTCAATCAGTATATCCAACAATATTATTAAATAATCAAAGATTTTCTAAATTTCTAAAAGAATTTTTAGAAAAAAGAGATCCATGGTTACCAAATAATATAGAATTTCAAACATATTTTGCGAATGAAACTGGATTTCATGTATACGGTGATAGAATGTGGAAACAACATTTTTATACTACACCTTTATCTGAATATATATGTTCTATGAAAAGTAAAATTTTTTTCCAATCACAACCACTTATATCAACAACAGCAATTAATACAATAATTATTCCTATATTAGGAAAATATGTAGTAACATTAATAAATAAAGAATATGAATCATTATTACCAATGAATAAAAAAGAATTATATTCTATTGAAACTTGTGGAAATGAATTACAATATATTGATGTTGTTCTAAAACCGAATAATGTATTAATTCTTCCCGCTCATTGGTTTTATATAATAAAAGAAGAAGAACCATATAGTTATTTTGGAATTCATGAATATCATGAGCCTATAAGTTTGCTTCAAGATTATCTAAACACAAATTAAAAAAATTGTTTATACTAATTATAAATAATTAGTAGATAAATGGATTCATCAGATATATATGATGATATTAAACAATCAATGAAAGAAATTGTAGAACAGACAAATACGATATTAAAACATTCATTTAGAGCCTATAAAAAAATAAAAGAAAAAACTCTAGTTTTAGATGATGTAAAACTATGTCCAAGTGAATCTACAAAAGAGTGGTTTTCTCAACGAAAGATAGAAACTATAACTATCCCCGAGTTCTTTAATTTAGTATTTCAAGAAGCAGCAAAAGAAAATCGTTTGGATTTTACTTTAAAAACAATAGAATTTAATGATTATGATGCGAAAGTATTTAATTTTGTTTCGAATACAAAAATTCACATAATAGATTTCTTTGAAAAATTACCAGAATATTTTGAATAATATATTTTCTAAATAGATGTCTTCTTCTGAACCTAACTGGACTCGTCAATTTTCGAATGAATCTGTATGTAACTATTTTTACTATTTATCAGTTGCTATTTTAATTCTAGGAGTAATTGGAACTCTATATTCATCATATCTTATTAGTGTTGCTCCTAAAGGATTGGGTTCAATTCTAGTTGTTGGATTAATTGGACAACTTGCTGGATTGACAATATCATATTTTATTTATCTATTTGCTTATTTAACATGCTCTAGATCATTACTCAAGTAATTGAGAACTTATAGTCCATACTGAGAACTTATAGTCCATAATTTTTTATCCAAAAAATTGAATATAAATTTGTAAAAAAGTAACTTTACGGATTTATTAGTTTCTTTTCTTAGAGTATATTATCAATGGAAACTATGGATAACAAAAAGAAAAGCCCCTTTATGTCATCAAAATCAAGAAAAGTTTCAATGGATGCTTTAACTCTAGAAGATGAGATTCCCCAACCAGTACTCCCAGAGCCTTTATTGATAGAAAACAAAGATAGATTTGTAATTTTCCCCATTAAACATTCTGATCTCTGGCATAAATACAAACAGCATGTGGCAGTCTTTTGGACTCCCGAGGAAATTGATCTTTCAAAAGATATGAAAGATTGGGAAAAACTCAATAATAATGAACGTTATTTCATTAAAAATATTCTTGGATTCTTCGCAGGATCAGATGGAATTGTTATGGAGAATCTAGCCACTCGTTTTACAAGAGAAGTTCAGTGGCCTGAAGCAAAATTCTTCTATGCGTGTCAAAATCTGATGGAGGCTGTGCATAGTGAAAGCTATTCACTTCTTATTGATACATATATTACTGATAAACAAGAAAAAAATGATATTCTAAAAGCAATTAGTACAATTCCTTGTGTTCAGAAGAAAGCTGAATGGGCAATGAATTGGATTGATAATAAAGATGTTGATTTTGGAACACGATTGATTGGATTTGCTGCGGTAGAAGGAATCTTCTTCAGTGGTGCGTTTTGTGCTATCTTTTGGCTCAAACAACGTGGTCTAATGCCAGGACTTACTCTATCAAATGAATTTATTGCTCGTGATGAAGGACTTCATACAGAATTCGCATGTTTGCTTTATAGTAAGATTGCAAATCGTTTGACAAAACGAAAAGTATATAAGATTATTCGTGATGCTGTAAAGATTGAGAAACAATTTATTATTGAAAGTATTCCATGTGAAATGATTGGAATGAATGCAAAACTTATGAGTCAATATATTGAGTTTGTAGCAGATCGTCTTCTACTTCAACTTGGATATCCCAAAGTATATAATGCGACAAATCCATTTGATTTTATGGAACGTATTAGTCTAGAAAATAAAGATAATTTCTTTGAGAAGCGAACATCTACATATGGAATGTCTGGTGTTGGTAAAACCCAAAGTGAAATGTCATTTACTATGGATGCAGCTTTCTAAATATAAATAAATAATAGGTATGGCTAAAACAAAAACAAAAAAAAATAAATGTAAAATTTTTTTAATGACAGTATCAACAAAAAATCATAAAAATTTAGAAAGATGGAAAAAATCAGCAGAAATAAATGGATTTACACCAACAATTCTAGGATTACATGAAAACAAACAGTACAATGATCCACTAATTGGTTCAGCAAAGTTTGGAATGAAACTACGATATCTATTAGAGTATCTACAAAAAAGAGACTATAATGATATAATTCTTTTTACTGACGCATGGGACGTTATTATAATACGTGATTGTTCTGAAATACTAAAAACCTATAAATCTTTTAAAAAAGATATTGTATTTGGTGGAGAAAAAGGATTCTGTTTGCCAGATTTTTGGAATTATTTTAAATATGATTTTACAAAACCATTTCCATTTCTAAATTCTGGTATTTTAATTGGAAAAGCTCGAACTATAAAAAATCTTTTAGAAAAATATACAAATTCAAATATACAAGATTCTGTTGATGATCAAGTGTTATGGAGAAAAATATATTTAGAAAATAAAGATAAAATTGCTATAGATTTCAATGCGAAACTTATATTAAATACTAGTTTAACTTCTAAAAAAGACTATGTATATGAAGATAATATATTCACTTATAAAGAAACAAATACTAATCCATCTATTATCCATGCTCAAGGACCAGAAATTCTTGGATTTAAAAATTATTTAGAGTTATTTAAGTAAAAATTGAAAATTCTTTTTAGAATCTACAAGTATGGATAGTATTATTAAGATTCAAAAATGGTGGAGGTCTTTACCAAGCTGTAGAAAATGTGGGTCAAAGGCTCTTGCTTGGAGATATATATGTAATATGTGTTATAGAGACAGACATATTTAATATAAACTAAATGTAGTAATATTATGTTTTACAATATTTCTATCAATAGTATAATACAAATTACATTCGTTTTTTGCTGATGCGATAGTAGCACAATAAATAGAATTATCATATTCTAGAATCTTCTTACATCCTTCAGATGTACTATGTACTAAGCGTATATCTTTATATTGTAAAGTTTTAATATATTGCTCTGCTTCTTTTTGAATATGTTGCTCTAAGAATAAAATATCTATAGTTTTACAATTTTTATTAGAATATACATTTAATTCTATTCTATGTTCTATTGAACCCTTTTTAGAATATTTATCTGGAGATAATTCAATTTCTCCAATAATAGAATTATATGTTGGAACTAAAATATAATCAACTCCTTTATTAAATAATGCTATATGTAATTCCCTTATAGAATCATATACAATATATGTTCCACGAAAGTTCTGAACTGCTTCATGCGAAAATGAACCTCTTCCAAATAAATATCCAATCTTAATATCTTTTGTATAAGCTTCCAAGAAATCTACTTGAAGATTTTTTGAAATCTCCATAATTTTTAAATATATTAAATTATTAAATGTATTTATATTATCTTTCTCTACTTCTCTATCTGTAATAAGACTTAGAAAATCATTTGATTTTAATAGATGCTTAAAAGGGTTTTGTTTGAACTTCAACTCCGCAACTTTTTCAGATAAAGCAAGTCTCATAGAAATATTCATTAATTGTAAATCAGATTTACAAAACTTTGTTAGAGCTTCATCTGCTTCAAAAATATAATTTGTTAAAAGATTTACATTTAAAACATTTATATTGTTATGAATTGCAATATCAAATTCTCTAATAAGTTGTCTTATTTCAGTTAAATTATGAATATCTACTATATAGTTTGTATTAAGTAATGATAATAATTCTTTTGTAGATTCCATATCAATACAAGCATCTGTTACACTTACTCCATATTGTAAATTCTTAGAAATCTTTTGATTCCCTTTATGAATATTGGATTCTAACATAATTCCTCGTATAGGATATTGATTTAATAATCGCAAACGTTTTATATATAAAGCAACTAGAATCTGTCTAGAGCATTCTTTTTGTGAGTTCCCATGAGAACAATCTATGATTATACCAGTAGAAAGTTTCTCTTTTTCTAAAGCCTTTGTAACTTCTTCTATGCAGCATTGATAATAATTAGGTTCAGAACCTCCTCTAAGAATTAGATGACCAAACTTATTACCTTTTGTAATAACTTGACTTACTTTACCCTTTTCATCGATTCCTAGAAAGTTATGACTATAGGAAGCAGAAATTATTCCATCAATTGCTTTTTCAAAATCTCCGCTAGTCAGATTTTTGAACCCTATTGGCATTGAAAGACCTGATGCTAATTGTCTATGAATCTGGGATTCAGAAGTTCGTGCACCAATCGCTCCCCAGCTCACTAAATCAGATAAATACTGTGGAGTAATAGTATCTAAGAATTCACATCCAATAGGTATTTTAAGTTTAGTAAGTTCTAACAATAGTTTTCTAGCAAGTGTTAATCCCTTATTAATATCAAAACTATTATCTAGGTTGGGATCATAAATAAAACCTTTCCATCCAGTGCGACTTCTTGGTTTTTCAAAATATACTCGCATGACTATAAAAAGATTTTTATTTACTAAAACTTCTGATTGTAACATTCTAGCATATTCTAGAGCAGATGTATAATCATGTATAGAGCATGGTCCAACAATTACTAAAAGTCTCTTATCTTCGCCAACCAGAATTTGTTCAATGTTTTTTCTAGATTCTTCAATAAATTTTTTATCATCATCATTTGGTTTGTATTGCTCCAATAAAAAATCTGGTGAAAGAATTTCTTTAATTTCTTGAATATTTATATTTGATACCATTGTATAATAATATTACAATTTCTCTAAGTATTTAATACCATACTTTTTAATGATAGGACAAATTCTATCTGGATGCCACACTTGTTCAATCAACTCATCATAAATAATTCTACAAAACTCTTTTCCTTGTTGTATACGTTTTTCATATTCTTTAATTACATCAATAATTTTCTTATGAATCTTAGAATAAATCATATTATTCATTAAACCCTTATATTCTTCTCTATTACAAATATATTTAGGATCTTCATGAAAGTATTTTTTATACTGTTGATTTAGAAGAATATTTAGAGAAATACCATTCAACGAACAATTTGTATATCTATAACTTACTTTCGTGAATAGTCTCATTAAATTATTATTTATAATATTTGTATCACGCATTTTTATAGTTTGTAACTTATTTGGTATATTAAATTCTAGAGTTTTCTGATTATCATTCCAAACATCTAATACATTTAGAGTATCTGGAAGAAATAATTTATTACATTGAATATCTGTTACAAAGATTCTTATAGGAGAAGGAATTATTGCTTCATCAAAATATACATCTTTATCAAAATAATCATTATATATTTCTAAAGTTTGACCATCTTTATAAGAATCAATAATAGAAGTTATAAGAATTTCATCTATATTCATTTTGTAGTTCAATTTCGAGCTATTTGTATTTCAATTTTTATTAAATAAAAAATTGATTGACATTAATTTCCAAATTATAGTATAAAAAATGAGGTTCATTAAATCTATTATGGCTCTCTTTGGAACATGTATTGATTGTGGATGGACTGGTGGATTTGAAGGAAATCTTTGTGGAAAGTGTTTGCGTGAAAGGCAATAATTTAGATATAATCATCATAATCCGTCCCATAGAACTCTACCCACTTTTCTACTCTAGAAGGATGAAAGACTTTTGAGATTAATTCTTGTCTGATTGTTAGCATTCGTTTTTTATGTCTAATAATCGTAATAAGTTTCGTAAATTCTGTTGCTTTCTCATTGATATAATCATAATCTAAATAAGAAAATTGTTTCAACTCTGATGAAAGATACTCTGGTAAAATAATATTATTTTTTAAGAAACCAATATTTATTAAAGATTCTGGAAAAGTAGGAATATTTTTTATCTTATTATATGAACAATATAACTCTTTTAAATTTCTTGGAAGTTTTGGTAACTCTTTTAGTTTATTTACTGCACAATCGAGATGTTTTAGATTGGGTGGTAAAGAAGAAATACTCATAATTTGATTATCAGCACAATCTAAATACTCTAGATTCGGTGGTAAATCATTCTTATCAATACTAGTAATATTATTATAGTTAATATAGAGTTTCTTAAGAGTATTAGGGAGATTATCAATCTTTATAATCTGATTATTGTTAATATATAATTCTTCTAGATATGGTGGAAGAATTGGAATGTTTTTAAATTTATTAAAAGACAAATAGAGAATCTTAATAGAATCTGGTAATATAGGAAGTGTTGTAAGATTATTCATTCCAAGATAAAGTTCTGTAGTTGGAGGTACTTGCGTAAGAGATAAATCTAGCATTTTTGATACTTATTATTTATTTAAAATATTTTCAATTTTTAAATAAGATTCAATGTTTTAAGCAATCGTGTATTGTAAGAAGCAAAGGAACATTGTGGTTGAATAATACTATCAATTGGTAGCCATTCAACAATTCCTTTTTCATTTGTTTTTTCCATACAACTATAGAATTGTGTAATAAATGTTGTACATTCACATGATGTAATAGTGTCATCGCCAGTATCACCATCTGCTACTAGAACTTTTACGAGACTTTTAGGATTTACATAATATCCAGTTTCTTCCATGAGTTCTCTTGCGGCAGCGTGTTCTAAAGATTCATCCGTATCATCCATCTTACCACCAGGGAGTCCAATATCATTACGATTATTCTTACGACTTACTGTCAGAATTTTAATACTTTTATCTGTATAATTTCGCACTAGTAAGATACAAGTAGCGATGACCATTTTTATTATTCTATACTAATTATTGTGGAAATGATTATCAATTTTTTATTATATAAAGAATATCAACAATATTTTATAAGAATGTCTTTCTATGAAGAATATACTAGTTTCTTCAAAGATTTAGGACCGATAGGAACAGCGGGATATAAATTTTTTGATGCGTTTAAAGTGGATTCAGAAGAAAAGACTATTAGTTTCCATAAAGATTTTGAAGCGGTTATAGAAGATGAAGAATTATTGAATGAATTCCGTAGTTTCTTAAAGCAAGAAAAGAAATCTATACGAACTTTACAGAAAGATTGTACGTTAAAAGAAATAAAACGAAAGATGGGATTTTTTTTTACAAAGTTACAAGAAAATGGGATTTTTACAATTTCAGAAAGAAAATATATTTTAATTTATTGTGATTTCTGTTTGGATAATTTAATGGGTCTAAAAGAATAGAATATAATTCAGTTAGTATAATGCCACTAGTATCTAGCACATGCCGTTATGGAGATGAGATTATTATTTCAACTAAATATATATCATATCGTAATCGTCTAATTGATGTTTCTTCAATACATTTATTAAATGTAAAGAATAATAAGTTTCTAATTAATTCATATAGACAGAATAATGGATTACCAACAATGTGTATCCATTTAAAGTCGCATGAGGATGCTCTTGATTTATATGATGTGGTAGTAGAACAGTTATTTAATGAAGTAAAAGAAGAACTTATTTCATCATCGTCATTATTAGATTGGTTTTTTGCGAAGGAATAGTAAAAAAGTAAAAAAATTAAAACAAACTTTTGTATTTGGCTGGTAGTGAAATGCAAAAGGAAGTGATTGAGGGTGTTCCATATTGGAAAGACAAGTCAAACAATCTATATTCATTTGAGCTAGATAAGAAGAATCTTATTAATATTGGAGTATTTAATAGTGAAAAGCAGAAGATAGTATTGAAGACTGATTGGGAAGAATTATATTCGCAAAAACTAAAAGCATATCGTGATTCATTGGTAAAGCGAGAAAGGAAAGAAAACAAACTAAAATAAAATGGATACCAATAAAGAAAAGAGTTATGTATCAGCAGAAGATATATTAAATTCAGCAAATAGTATTGCGCGACCGGTAGAGATTCCAAATGCGATAGTTGGATATATAGCAGATTTAATAATAGTTGTAGCAAAAGCAAAAGTAAAGAAAGTTACTAAGAGCCAGAACTACAAGTAGGTTTTCGATTATATGATCCTAAAATATATTGCATGCGTTCTAAATCAGTTTTAAATTTTATATAATTTGTATTTCCAAAACTATTTGTTTGAACATTTCCATCAATAGTTGATACACTCATATAAATATTATTACAAGCTGCTTGATATGCCGGAGATTCAAATGTAAATATTGTGCTTACAGCAACTTGACAAGATCGTGTATTTTCGCCCATCTATTCTAACTCTAAGACTAATTTTCTGCTACATTAGACCAATTACTATTCGGATATACTTGTGTATGTAAATATTGTCCTTGAGTATATGATTGTTTTTCAGCATATGTAGTATATTGATAATATGATATTGATGTATTTTGTTTTGTTGCGTGTAATGTACTAATATTACTATTAAAGAGTTGTATTCTTGTATAATCATTCCATGCTTGTTGATAAATATATTTTTGGGATTGATTTACACAAAGAATACCAGATAAATCAAATACGGGATATGTATTAGTTCCACTCATTTTTTATTATATATTATTTAGATATATTAATGATTTATATTTCTGGATCAGGAATATCAAGATTTCTAGTAGAAGTAGCAAAAACACCAGAAGAGTTACGAAATGGGTTAAGTAATAGAAAGATGTTATCTCCGAGGCAAGGGATGTTATTTATATTTGGATCAGTGGGGAAACAAAGTATGTGGATGCCGAGTATGAATTTTCCTCTTGATATTGTTTGGATAGATTCTACCAAAAAAATAATAAAGATTGAAGGAAATGTTCAGCCATGTATGGATAATCATAATTGTAATAGTTATACTTCTATATATCCAGTTCTATATGCGATAGAATTGAATGCGGGAGATGCTTCTAGAATTGGTTTATATGTTGGATTACAGCTCTCATTTTAGAGTGAATCTTCCTTGTAGTCATATACTCTCTTAAGTTTTACTTAAGAGTGAATCTTCCTTGTAGTCATATAATCTTTTAAGTTTTACTTAAGACTAAATAAATACAATAACTGATTTAATTCAGCCAACATCTCATCTCTAATATTTAAAAGATCAGTATCACTATCTTTTAATTTTTTCACTAGATCATTATTTAAATAAAGAATACATTGTTTAATACATTTAATAATAGAAGATTCAGATAAATTTTTTAGATGTATGCTAGATGTAGCGGAAGTCATTTTCATTCTTCCATATTTACCCATATATACTTCAACATATTTATCAATAGATTCATCTAAAGAATCAACAACGGCATCTGTAGCTTTATGACGAGAAAACTGTTTTGTTTGCCAATGAAATAATTTAATTTGATTTCTCATGGTGAAAAAAAATTGAGTATCCTTTGCTGACATTCTAACTACAATAATGTGTGATAATTGTAGAAATATATTAAAATATTATGAAACACACGGTATCTTAAATTGTCCTATAAAAAATATAACATATTGTATGAAATGTGCTTCATATGGACATTCTTCTAAAGAATGTAATTGCCGGAGTGTAAATAGTGTAATTGAATGGAATATACCAGTTACGAAAGAAAAGCCTATTATTCAAACATTTGAGATATTAAATCATCCAAAGACGATTCGTTCTTTCTTAAAGATGTTTGATGATTTACCAAAGAAAGAAATTCGTGATAAAGATAAATATAAAAAACATTTGAAAGATTTTCAAAAAAGAAGAAATATAAAAGTTATTCTCTATAATATAGTAGAATAAAGATTAATATGGAAGAAATTTTTTTTAAAGGTTCTATAGATATAATTCCAAAAGCACAAATATCAGAATCAGCATTCGCATTATTAAAAGTTCCTACAAATAATACGATACCACAAATAGTAAATGGGACTACAGCAATTTTAAATGAAAGAGTCTATATATCAATGAATACAACATTAGAACAAATATATAATACAGTATTATTTTTAATTAAAAAAGGAGAAACACAAATTGTATTACAAGATATCCCATTAGATGTAGAAACATATAATCGTTATGAGATAAATGTATTAAGTATTCTTGATAAACTTAATTCTATACCATTTAATAATATACATCTTGATTGTAATATATATCTAAATGATGTTATAAAGAATATAAATAAATATTCTAATAAATGTAAATCAATTTATGTAAATATATATGGAATGTGTAGTGATATAGCTACAACGATAAATCCTCTTTTAAATTATATGATTAATACAAAAATATTACAAACACAAACAAGTAATCTTGCTACATCAAAACTAGGATTATCAATACAAGCAAATACAGCATGTTCTCCATTGACTGGAATATCAAATACATATGGTTCAGTATTATGGTTATTAGATCTTATGTTTCAAATATCATCGGCAAATGTTGCGACTATTTGTGTAGATGAAAGAGATTTTAATGTAGTATATGCTTATATGGCATATAATTTAGCATCATTAGAATCTAAAATGTATGATATATCGGCAACATCATCATTACAGAATCCAAATATAAGTGTATATCATACAAGAAATAATTATTATAATTTTATAATAATTCATAAAGATATAAATAATGATTCTATTCAAGTAAATATAAATCTAAATTCAACAAATATAGGAAGAGTGTATCGTCTTATTACAAATAAAACGATAGAAGATGAAGATGGAATATCATTTGGAGAATTATCATTATATAGTGGAATTCCAATTCAAACAAGAACAAAATATCAGACTAATAAACTTTCTGGAGAAGAAGTAAAACCTATAAATAATAGATATACATTTATAATTGATAAACTATCAGCAGTTGTATTACAAATACCGATATCATCTATGACAGGAGGAGCATATTTTGAAAATATAAATAATGATAATGAAAGATCAACTATAGTATCCATACAACCAAATACAGAGATTGGAGATGTAGATGCGGTTTCAACAACAATGACAATTAAAGATTTTAAAAGATATGTTCAGCCAAATTTATAAATAGGTTTAAAAAATAAATGAATAATTAAATAAAGGAAGATGCCAAATAAGACTGGAGGAAAAAACTATAAAAAAACAAAACATAGTTCTGAAAGACCAATATTTATAGAGAAACAAGAGGATCAACAATATGCTCGTATTATTCAAGTATTAGGAAATAGAAATGTATTAGCATTTTGTAATGATAATAAGATAAGATTATGTCATATAAGGGGATCTATTAGAAAAGATACATGGATAAATAATGGAGATATAGTATTAGTATCTTTGCGAGATTTTTTAAAACAAAATGATAATGAAGATACATATGAAAAAGGAGATGTATTATATAAATATGATAGAGATTTGTATTCTAGACTAAAGAAAGATGATCATATAAATGTGAAGATATTTTTAACATTAGAAACAATGGGTATTGATAATATAAAGAAGTTACAAGGAGCGAAGATTGAAATAGAAGAAGATTATTTTGATAAGGCGAGTTGTTCTGAAGATGAATCTGAAGAATCAATTGATGTTGATAATATATAATTATGCGGATCTAAATATAATAAGTAAGATCTGCTATACAATAGATTAGAATAATATGAGTTTTCATAGTCCTGAATTAACAGGAATAACAATAGGAAATAATTCATTTGGACCTGCTGATTTTCCGGATGCAAGTGAAATATCATTAGAGAATTATTCATTATCGGAGGATTCAAGTTATATGACTGCTGTAAATAATGCTGTTTTAAAACATTATGGTGAAATAAAAGATAAACAAGATTCTGCTATTCAATTACAAAAAACATGGAAGAAGAAATATAATGAATTTCTTTATACAAAAAACAATAAAATTTTAGAATTTTTAACATGTAAATTAAAACGTCATCCGGTGATAGGTAAAGCAGAAGATTTTTTCCAAAAATTTGGTAAGAAGAATATAAATTTCAATCAACAATCGATACGAGATATTGTATTAGATTTATCTGGTGAAAATGTATTAGATGAAATAAATACATTATGTATTTCAAATAATTTATTATCATTGGAAAAATATACGGAGCAAACAAGATTTATATTAGATAATTATAAAAAGGTAGTTGATAAAATTCTTGAGAAAGAGCAAATGCTTCAGCATAAATTAGAATCATTAGATACTATTAAAAAAAAGATACATGGTGTTTCATCATTATCGCATAATGAACATTATGAAGAATTAATGGAAATAAGTACAAAATATATAGGAAAAATATTTGATGATAATACAATTGAGGATGATTATAATGAGATGATGGATAATTATAGAAAATTTATTTATTACCGAGATATGTTAAAGACGATACGTACATTAGATTTAGCGGAAAAGGAGCCATTATGTTCAATATGTTTTCAAGATTCAATATCATATGCGTTTGTTCCATGTGGGCATACATTTTGTGCGAATTGTATTAAAAAACAAGCAGTAAATTGTAGTGTTTGCCGTGGTCAAATACGAGAACGAGTGAGATTATATTTTACTTAGATTGGTTTTACGATATAATGATTTGGTTTAAGATATACTTTTTTAATAGCATCGGCTTGTTGTTTATCAAGATCATATACTTGAATAGATTTATCAACAACTTTTTGTGCGATTGAATACCAAAGAATACGTAAAGTTTCTAAGCCAATTTCTTTACGGTTCATTCTATTTTGAATATACCTAATTATTGGATTATAAGATTCTCAATTTTTTTACTAAATTGTATGTAATATTTTCTAATACTATTGTAGAAATGGCTAAGAACAATACTCGTAGAAACAATGCTCGTAGAAATAATACTCGTAAGAATCGCAAAAATAATACAATGTCCGGCGGGAAGAGAATGAACCCTTATATGAAGTTTGCGAATAAGCATCGTGCGGAAGTAATGAGATCAATGCCCAATGCCAAGATTCCTGATATTGGTCGTGCGTTAGGAAAGAAATGGCGTGCGTTATCTGATGCGGAGAAGAAGTCGTATGCGTAGATATAATTATACTATAAAAAATTATAAATTTCTGAATAGTATAATGACAGATAATATTGAATCTCCGGATTTACAATGGAGTCCCCAGATAGATTCTTTATTAGCAAAGTGGTGTGATCAAGCAAAATGTTTTGAATTCATGCATGAAGAATGTTATTCGATGTATAATTCTAAATCAAGAAATTTTATTATTACAATGACCATTTTATCGACAATTTCTGGGGCATCAAATATTATTGCGGGTAGTTATTCTATATATGGATTTCAAGCATCATGGATTTTTGGTGGATTAGGAGTAATAGCTTCTCTAGCACATATTTTACAAGATAAATTAGCATATCAGCAACTTTCAGAATCAAATAGGCAGTATTGTGATATATGGGGGTCTTTAAGAAGAAAGATAGAAGCAGAAATAATACTTCCATATAATTCAAGAAAAGATTGTTCATCATTTTTAGAACTTATTCGTAATGATATTGATTCAGTATCAAAAGCGGGAAGTTCTATTATACCAAAAAAGATTCGTGAAGAATGTTTAGAAAAGTTCAAGAATATTTCTAATTTTAATATACCCGATATTTGCGGAATTGTAGAACATACAACAATATATACTCGATTAATTTAAAGGCTTAAAATTAATTGACTAAAGGAATATAGTAGTATGGAATACCAAAAGCAGCAACAAATGTCTCTTCATAATGATAATAATACGAATACAGTAGAAAATACATTATCACCAGAAGAAGTACTGAAGGCGCAACAAGAACTTTCTCAACTATCAAATATTATTAAAGAATGGAAAGAAACAAATGAAGAAGTAAAGGCATTAAATGAGCAAGTTCGTGAAAAACGTAAGAGAGTAAAAGTTCAAGAGGAAATGATTCTCCGGATTATGAAGAAACATAATATTGGAGCATTAGATTTGAAAGGTTCTGGTGGGCGTATTCTATATCGTCGTTCTACATCGAAAGGAGGTCTAAATGATAAACTTCTATTTGGACTTTTAGCACAGCATATGAAATCGGAGACAGCAGCAGCAGATGCGATAAAGTTTATTACGGAACAACGTGTTGCTACTTCAAAAACAAAGGAGAGTCTTCTCTATGAGAAAGAATAATAAGTAATTCTTTCATAGTCTGAAGACTGAGAAAGAATAAAAATAATAAAAATAATAAAAATAATAAAAATAATAAATAAATAAATAAATAAATAATGTAGATGGTATTAACTGCTTTAACAAAGGCCGCAATTGAAGGATTTTCAGGATCAAAAGATTCTAAAGAGCGTCGCGCAGCATATGTTGATTTTGTATCATTTTTATTAGCATTCTTGATTGCTTTAGTTTTGTTAGGTTTTATTGGAAAAATGTTATGGAATTCGGTGATAGTAGATTTATTTACGATAGCCAAGCCAGCGAAGAGTGTATGGGAAATATTAGGATTAATGATATTTTTAGCGTTAATAGTTCCTAAATAAATTCATTATATAATATATAATGACATCATGGATATCGAATATGGCAACAAAAAAAATAACACTTGGATATCGACAAGAATATCCAGAAGGAAAATTTATAGAAAAAACAAAAGAAGCAACTGTTGTATCAGCGTATTATGAAATGCCATCAAAACACAGTATAAATAATTATAAAGAATGGATACGATTATTTCTAGAATCAATACCTTGTTATTTAGTATTTTTTACAGAAGAGCCATATAGAGAGTTTATTGAAGATTGTAGAAGAAACTATAAAGATAAAACGCATATAATAATTTTAGATAGAAGTTTATGGAAAGCAAATAAATTTGAAGATAAATATTGGAAGAATCAACAAATAAAAGATGATGAAAGAGAATTACATAAATCGATAGATTTATATAAAATTTGGTATGAGAAAAAGGAGTTTGTAAAAAGAGCAATAGAATTAAATCCATTTAATCATGAAGATTTTGTATGGACGGATGCTGGATTTATAGGAAGAAGATCAGAATTAATATCATTAGTGAAAGAATATCCTAAAGCAAATAGAATTCCTACTAACAGAATTTTAATGTTAAATTATTGGCCATTTTCATTAAAAGATAATACAATAAAAAATGATATAATGGGAGGAGGTTCTGGAAGACCAAGAATTCAAGGGGCAATTATAGCAGGTCATAAAGATATGTGGAAGAAATATGATATATTATATGATAAGATGATAGAAAAATATAATAAAGCAGATTTATTTACGGGAAAGGATCAAACAATAATGGCAAGTATAACTTTAGAAAATAGAGATTTTATTTCTCTTTTAGAGTTAAAACCGATATCACCAGAATCTTGGTTTTATCTTGTTTTGTGGCTAGGAGTAAATGATAATCTATATAGTGTATTTAGTTCTAATAAAACAAATACTATAAAAAAGACTTATAAAGAATTAGCACTTATTTAATAGATGAAATACGAATATAATAGAAAGTGTTTTACATTTGGAAAAATAAAAAGAATTTATTTTTTTAAATATATATATTATGTTGAATTAAAAAATAAAGAAATTGTATCTTTGAATGATATTGATATAAAAGATTTTAAGAATAAAGATGATATAAAAGCGATTAATGAAGCATATTTAGCAGATTCTATAGAAGGCCGTGTTTACTTCACAGATGAATTTGATTAATAATAACCTTTATATGTTCTTAATTCTTTTAGCATAGGAGGTTCAAATCCTCCAACATCACGAGGACCCGGATTTCCAGCAATAGCAACTTCTCCTACGATACATTGAGCATTTGCAATATCTTGAACATCATCCACAAGAGATTTCCATAATTTATCAGCATGCTTAAGATCAGAATCTGTAATTTCATAACTTCTACATAAGCGACGAACGAGTTCATTACCTCGTTTTCCCCATTTGACAAAAGCAATATCCAAATCTCTTTGAGGAATAGTTTTTGCTAAACAGCGAGCGGTTGTTTCAGCAACGGGTTCTACATCATGTGCCGTAGAATAAGGTTGATATCTTGTTGCTTCTACAATTCCAGATGGGCTTAATAAATCTTTTTTGAAACAAGATAATTTACTTAATAGAAGTGTAAGTTCTCGTAAATCATCTTCACCTTCTTCAGTAGTGCTTTTTTTAGAAGCAAAAATGTCATATAATTGAGATGCTTCTGTAGAATCACGTAAGCAGTCGGGAACACCAGATCCACGAGCCGGTCCTCCAAAACCTTCAGTTGATTGTGCTGAAGACAATTTCCAAGTTTCAACTAAAAAATACACAGCAATTCCAGTTACAACAACTGCTAATAAAAATTGTGTTATTATAGTTTTTATGTTCATCTAATATATCTATTTAGTATTTCTATCGGCTAGATTCAAGAATGTTTGATTCAACAATTCTTTTTCTTCAGCCTTTTCTTTCATTTGCATATCAATATTTTTAATTGCTTGATTATTCTCAAGCATAGTTTCTTCTTGTTGTAGCATCAAATGATGAACAACTACTTGCTTCTTCTGGCCGATTCGAACGGCACGCCCAATACCTTGATCAATACTGGCTTGAGTCCACCAAGGACTACAAAAGACAATCCGATCAAACTCTTGTAGATTCAACCCTACCCCACCAGACTTCAACTGCAGCAAAAGTACATCACATGTAGAACTAGAATCGAGAGGGTCAAAAGGAGCACGAATCGCATCAAGAGATTCTGTCTTTTGTTCTTGATTCATATCACCCGAATAAGTCTCAATGTTACGAATGTAAGGAAGCGGAGATAGATACTCTTTCAAGAGATTCATCTCCTCATGGAATTGGCAGAAAATGATCCACTTGTGTTCCTTCTGTTTCTCAAAATTCAAAAGTTCTTTAATTTTGAGAAACTTTGTGCTAGGCTCTGACCAAAATGGATAGATTCCCTTTGTATTCTTTTTTTGTTTAGAATGAATGTAAATTTGCGGATGGATGCTAACTTGTCTCAAAATAGAAATCAAACGGAGACCTTGTGCTCCTACTGCTCCATAACGGAGTTGTCGCTCAACGCTACTTTGAATTGAAATGTAAAAGTCCTCCTCCTTCTCAGATCGGAACTTGAGTTTGTGTGTAATGATAATAGCCTTCTTAGGGGCTTCTGGCATAGTAAATCGCAACTGCTCCATACTTCTAGAAAGACTATGCTCTTCCATAGCCAACTCTAGAGGAGTTGTCTCAATATTTATACCCATAAGAGCAAACAATGAGAGAAGATCGTCGGTAGAATTAACGATGGGAGTAGCAGTGAGAAACCACTTGCTAGAAGATTGAATCTGGTTAATGGTATTATAAACTACTTTTGTAATAGGATTTCCATTATGAATGTGTTTTTTGATATCTTTCACGCCGAGACGATGTGCCTCATCGCAAATGAGACGATCAAAGATGATGTTTTTGATTGTTGAGATGTTTCGGCTCAAAGTCTCATATCCGATGATGTAGAGGAAAGGGCGGTTGATAAAAGGCTTGTTTGAGAGTTTCCAAGAGGTGTTAAACATCATCACATTGATATGTGACTTTATCGCAATATCTTTCCACTGGTTAAGAACTGCGATCGGAGCAACAAGAAGGTTGTTCTTCAAAGTGGAGTTGGCGATAAGACCTAGAATCTCTATCGTCTTACCAAGTCCCATCTCATCACATAGGAGACCTCCATGTTCTTTAGAGAGCATCCAGTTGATGGCGTATATCTGATGCTCTTTGTAAACAAAGCCATCCCACAGAGGAATTATATCCATGTTGTTTGTTTATCTTTTGCTATTCGTTCAGGGTAAGATTCTAACGAAGCAAATTTGTCGGATCAATTTTTTTTCACACTATAGAATCAATAAATAGACAAAAAAAATATTTTCTTTTATTTTTCTTTTGTTTAGTTATTTTTTATGTTTTTATTATGTTTTTTTATGCTGCGTTCTTCTCCTCCTTCTTCTTAGCATCCTCAGCCTTCTTCTTCTGGTGGATGCTCAAGTGATCAGGGTGCTCAAGAAGATACTTCATGGCAACAATGACATCAGTCTCGGAAGGATCCATGTTTCCAGACTCCTTCAGATAGCCAGCAACTCGCAGATGGAGGCCAGCGGGCATCTTTTCACCATCTAGGCTCTTCTTAACGATGGCTGTAACCATGGTTGTGAAGATGTTCCATGCGGTAGGCTCACGCTTGCTAGTGCTCTTTGAGGTCTCGCTGCCAGAGTCTTCAGTGTCAGCCTCACCCTTCTTGTTCTTACCCTTGCTTTCCTTCTTGCTTTCCTTCTTGCTCTTAGCCTTGCTCTTATCGTCCAGATCCTTTGTCTTCACTATAGCCTCCTCTGGGTACTTGCTGATGTACTCGCTCTCAAGAGTGTTGAGGGCGATCTTCATGGCGCGGATCTGGGCGAGGAAGGAGCTCATTTCTTGCTTCTTGTATGTCTCTTTGGAAAGGTACTTGCTTATAGCCTACTAGACCTTTCAATTTTTTTTAAAAGTTGAAAAACGCCCTATTTTTACCTTCCTATGATGCCCTCTATTTTGCTCTTATTTCAACTTTAAAAAAAAATTGAATGCCTCTTTATAGGCCTATAAGTACGTCTTATACGCCTATATTCAATTTTCAAAAAAAATTGAAAGGTAAAAAGCCTCTAAAGCGTGGTATCGATATCATAGAAGAACGGTCTGAAATAAGGCCTAGTACGGTGATATTAACCAGCAAGACATACAAGATGACGGCCTACTACGAAGATGACTACTGTGTGGAGTGCGATGACTATGGGAAGTGCTCAGGCATTCCATGCTCAACGCATCCTCTTACAACGCTAGATGTGAAGGACATGGATGAGGCACTTCACAACGGTATCCTCTGGGGGGATATCTTTGTGATTGATGAAGAGCTGCGTCTGGAGGCACGCACTCCAGAGCAAGTGAAGGCAGAGGATGCCAAGAAGAAAGCAGACGACGAGAAGTCGAAGGCGGGTCTGCGAGCTTATGTTCTGAACAAGGCACGGACATACCACTGCGAGATGATAGATGGCAAGGCGGTGTTGAAGCACAAGTTCAACACAAAGTGCACGGACTTTGGCTTGGAGGGTGGATGCTGGGCTCACGAAGAGGGTATCTGCCGGTTCATTCATCCTGGTGAGGAAAGTATCTACAACTTTACGAGCGGCAAGGTGCTTAAACTGATCAACGGGAAGCCTCCACGAACCATACCCTTTATGGGTCAGATCTCGTATCTGTCAAACAAGACGCCCATTAGGCCGAAACCATCAAGTAAAATACAAGATGCTTGGTAACAAGAAAAAACAAGAAAAGAAAAGAAAAAACAAGAAAAAACAAGAAAAGAAAAGAAAAAACAAGAGTGAATGCTCTTTTTTTTTAAAACTGAAAAAATTGATCCTATATTATAAATAAATCTATAATAAAATGATTTGTGATTGTAATACAAATTTTGATACAATATGCCCTCATCCAGACCACAGTCTTGCGTATCCTGACTATAAAACTATGGAATATAGTCTAAAATGGGGTGTAGGATCTTGGTATAATACAGTATATCGTGAAGAAGAAGCCATACGTTCTCGAATGACTCCTCAACAGATTATAGAAGAAACTGAGAAAATACGAAAAAGAGATAAGATACATGAGGATAATATAAAAGGATATATGATGAAAAAGAAAGAATATTATATGGATAAATCTGGAATGGCAAAGAAGAAGTTTAATAAGCCATGTAAGCATGAGCAACAGCATGGAATGCTATGTGATAAGGCAAATTCTGGAGAACCGACAGATAAATGTTCTATAGAAGATAATTGTGGATGTTGGCCACAAAGAATAAATAAAGGATCATGTTCTTTTATTCATGAAGAAGAGAAAGAATATATGATTGCCCTCTTTAAAGAATTTGGAATACCAGAAGGTCGTTGTTTAATTATAGATAAAATTATTGATGGAAAAGTATTCTATAAAAAAAATTGATATATATTATGAATAATATTTTTATTACTATATAAAGATATAATGAATCCAACTATTCTTCTAAAGGAATGGACTATACTATATCGCATGGTGAAGCTAGAAGATACTACATTATCTACGTTACACCGATTATGCAAAGAGAATAACGTAGATTATAAGAGATGTTATAAACACTATCGTGTTATTTATAAGATGCCATATCAAAAAGCAAAGAAATTTATTATATTTATGATGGAAAGATATATTACTAAAGAAATTTCATTTCCACCAGTACCACCACTAGAAGTATCTCCATCATATAACTATGAGAAAGAAGCAATTGAGATATTAATCTTTATGAAATATATGTAAAAAAAGAACTATAAAAAATTGAAAATAAAATGATGATAATTTTTTTATCAAAAAAATGACATCTATTGTATGGAAGAATTTAGAGGAAAATTTTAATCACGCTAAAAAACTAGTAAGAGTAACAACATTACAAGAACAATATAATTTTAATAATAATCTTATTCCTCATTCTAGCAATGTAGGATTTGTATTGCCTTATATAATTCCAGAAAAGCATCTAGGATTTATTCCTACAACGCAAGAAATTATTATGGTAATTGATGCGATACGGAAACTAGTAGAAAAAGTTAATATTTATGGAATAACATATTCTTTATATATTAATTATCTAACAAAAAGAGAGATACAAATTCTTGTATCAAAGGGTTATTATCTTTATAGAGACTATAAAGATAGTAATGGATATCATACGTATGATTTACGCACATTTGTAGAACTTCCTAGTTGTATTAATATTGCGTTTCAGAGAAATTAAGATGTATAAGATATAAAAAAAATTTTCCAAAAAATTGAAATGAAAAAAACACCAAAAAGTTTTTGTTCCCAGAAGGAGAACAAAATAGTCGCTTATTTCAGTTGGTTAGAAAGCCACTCTTATAAGGTGGAAGTCACGGGTTCAAGCCCCGTAGCGACTATTTTTTTTGTTCCATAAAAAATTGATTCATTAAAGTTACTATTTTTTCACATTGTGAAAAAATTGATTCATTAATAGGCTTTCCCTCTTAAAGTTACTATTTTTTCACATTGTGAAAAAATTGATTCATATTTTCCCAGTAGATATGTATTACAAATCAAGAATGAAGTCGTCTAAGAGTGGAATGGCGAAGAACTATCGTATGGCAGGAAACCAGCGTACAGTTCAACTAGCATTGTCTGGAGATATGGATGATATTATCTATGCGAAAGTCTTAACAAAACTAGGAGATGCTCGCATGCGTATTTATTATGAGGAAGATAAGACTGGTCATGAAGGCATTGGAAAGATTCGTGGCCTTCTTCGTAAGCGTGGTCAAGTTCCAATTGGAACAAATGACATTGTTATTGTAAGTGCTCGTTCTTTTGAGAATGGAAAGAATAATTTTGATATTATTGCTGTTCTTTCTCAAAAAGAAGCTTCTGATTTGAAGAAACGAAAGGAGATTCCAGATTATTTCTTGAATGATGTAGCCTCTTCAGAGTTTAGCAAGAAAGAAGAAGTTGATGCGTTTGACTTTGATTACGATGATGGAAAGGAAGTTGATATTGATAAGATCTAAGAAGAAGTAAAAATAATTGTAAAAAATTGAAAAAAGTTTCCATAATAATTTTTTATTTACAAAAAGTCAAAAGTCAAAAGTCAAAAGTCAAAAGTTAAAAAGATGTCAGCATTTACCAGCGCAGAGATTCATGAGATGAATATGGTTGATAAATATCTTTCTGAGATCATGAAGTTTAATCAGATTGATTGGTTGATGAATCCTATTACCCTATATAGTGCTGTTGAACCCACAAAGAATAAATATAATGTTGATATAATGCTAACTATTTGCTCTAATGCCTATTCTGAAGCAAAGGTAGGAAATTGTAATAAGGTTTTAGAACATGTAAAGCATCTTTATGATCTTCAAATGTGTAGTAAAAATTTCTACATCATGATTGTAGATTTGCTAATGGAAAATGATTTAAACCAAGTGATGTATGC